GACGTTTTGCCTTTCTACAATATGAAAGAATTCTGGATAAGTTATATTTTTCGTGAATGTCGATCCTATAAATACCGTTCCTGGCTTATTAAATGATCGAGCTGCGTGCTGACCAAAAGAATCGCATCCGATGAAATAACTAGACTCTGATATAAGAGCAATCCATGCGCGTAAATCTGCACCGAACTTTGCTGTGTATTTATCCTGATCGACGAACTGTGATTCTTCACCCATAAAAAGAATCGCAAACTCTTTCGAAAGATCTTTAACGATTCGAAGATACAAGTCTTGCGGAATTGATCTGTTAGAGTTGTCGTATATTTTATCCATACCCTTCTGCGATGACCTGCCGAATGGCTGAATTATTACGACTTTTGTTTTTCCTGATCTCTGCGCCATCTCTTGCAGAGTCATTCTTGCGTTTTCTCTTTCGTTTTGATCTATCACTAGAAACGGATCACATAGATCGGAATGGTCATCTGTATCGTTTAGGCATTCGTCGAACGCTTCTACCAAAGATTTATGCTGCTTAAAGTACGATGGCAGAATATACGGTTCTGGCTTTATTACTTCATCTGACTTTTCGAAATAATTTGAAAAAGCGCCAGCAGACTCGGCAGGAAATACTTTATTCGATAACTGCTTTATACCGTAAAGAAGAGAACTCCAGCCATAGACAAGAATTCTCACTTCGTGTTCTTTATTGTTGCTGATATATTTTATTAACGATGGAATAGCCGCTATTACGCGCCCAGCGCCACCGTCAATAATTATGACTTTTCTCATACTACCCCCGGTTTTATCTTTTTAGAAACTCAGACTTGGAAAGACTACATCTTCTGGATTTTCAAAAGCAGTAGGAATATCTCTTAACGCTTGTCTATACGCTAAGAGTTCTTGCTGCTGTTCCTCAGTATATAACGAATATCTGTCTGTAATCATTAATAAATCTGACTCCGCTAGAAGCATATCTCTATGATTTCTAATATCGCTCCATTCTGGTATAACAGGCTCTATAACTTTATCGCTATAAATGCCGTCTTTATATATATCACCGATAGCGGGTTTTCTTCCGTTTTCGTCAACTGGAGTTTCAATATATCCCTGAGAGTCTGCCCATTCTCGGCTTTCGCTATAGGTTAAGTTTAGAATTTCTCCAGTGTCTTCATTCAATAAGCCGTACATTTTAATAGTCATCTGAATCACCATGTATAAATTCTAACAAAACCATTTCCACCGTTACCGCCGCATCCACTGTTAAAATTACCAGCCATTCCACCGCCGCCACCGCCGCCAGCACAACCTCCATTTCCTCCGTGACCAGCGTATGTATTTGGTTGATTACAATTTTGTGCCGCGCCACCGCCGCCGCCTTCGCGGAACCCTCCATTACAACCGTTTATACCTTCACGATTACTTGCACAGCATGGAACTGCTGCGCAACAACCGCAGGCTCTGTAACTATATGTAGTTACTCCTCCGACTTCATTAAGGTAATATTGACTTGTACTGGCTGTATCTGAAATAGCACCGCCTCCAATGCCTCCCTTTGTATAATTATCAGAGGAATTATTGGTAGCCCTGCCTCCTGCTCCTCCACCGCCACCGCCATAATATGAATTACCACCATCAGCAGTTCTACAGCACCAAGTTGGTCCAAAATGACAAATTGTATTACCTCCAGCACCTCCCCCCCAAACACTAGAAGTCGCCATTTCAGATAAGCAACAATTGCTTATATTACCGCTTGAACGGTGTAGTAATCTGCCACCGCCAAGAGAAGGGTATCCTGCTCTATCATTTCTAACGCAGTAGGATTGGCAAAAACCATATGATTCGTCAATAGTGCCGCCATATCTAGTATAGCCACCGCCTTTACCATCAAAAGCATCTCCACCCCATGCAACGATATTCTTAAAGCAACTATTTCCTCCGCAAGTTCCTTTTGCATGACTAGCAGCGCAACATCCTCCATTACCTCCAGCTCCAACTGTTACTGATTCAGTTGCTCCGAGTTCTGACGCTTGAAAATAACCAAATTTATAAGCGCCGCCACCGCCTCCCTGTGCATCTGGGTCTGTTAGATTGCTGCATGTCCTACCGCTTTGACCGCCAGCACCAGCACCCCAAATTTCAGCATAAATAAGATTCGCGCCTGTTGGCTTAGTCCATGTTGCAGATGTTCCGAAGCATTGAACATTGATAGCCGAAACAGAATCCCATGAAGCATCTGTGCCATTTGTTGTTAAATATAAACCAGAATTTCCTGTTTGGTCTGGTAATGATTCAACTGGCGCCCATGAAGTATTTGTGCCATCAGTTGTTAAATATTCTCCTGCATTTCCTGTTTGGCTAGGATATACAGCCTTAGTATCTAGCTGAGTCTGCGCGTCAGATGTCAGGTTAGATGTGTAGTTAAGCGTAGTCGCTGTGCCTGTGTAGTCAGATATTTGGCTGACTGTGACTGAGGTTGCTACTGGTGCGACACTGACCCAAGCTGCGCCGTCATAGACCTTCATCGCGTCTGAAGTGGTGTTGAAGTACAATGCGCCTTCCACCAAAGCACCGCCTTGGTTGTCCACTGAAGGATCAGAAGCTTTCTCACCCAAGTATCTAGCATCGAACTCATCGTACTTGTCAGAAGCATCAGTTGCCGATCCAGCCGCCGCTGTAGCAGAAGCTGAAGCCGCTGAGGCACTTCCTGCTGCGGCTGTAGCATCAAGACCCGTTTGCACCCTATCAGCCGCCGTAGCAGTAGCATCTAGCCCCGTCTGCACCCTATCGGCAGCCGTAGCAACCGCATCAGCCGCAGTAGAGGCCGCATCAGCGTTGGTTGTAATTACATCTAGCCCTGTCTGGACTCTATCAGCGGCAGTTGCTACGGCATCGGCAGAAGTAGCCGCAGCATCAAGACCCGTCTGTACTCTATCGGCAGCAGTAGCAACCGCATCTGCATTGGTCAAGATTACATCAGCAGCGGTAGCGGCAGCGTCAAGACCTGTCTGAACTCTATCAGCCGCAGTGGCAATCGCATCAGCAGAAGTGGCGGCAGCATCTAAACCCGTCTGCACCCTATCAGCCGCAGTAGCAATAGCATCGGCAGCCGCTGCATTCTCACTGACCAAAGCCGCTGCTGCACTAGCCGCTGCTGCTACTGCACTTGCCGCTGCCGCTGCTGAAGTACCTACCCAGTAAGCAGGTGACGTTGCAGGGTCATTTCCAGTGTTAGAGTTCTGGAGAGACGTATACAGAATACCGTCTGTGCCGACTACGTTCTGGTCTTCAGAATAAGTAGCCGTAGCAACCCAAGCAAAGTTTAGAGGCACCCACCATGAAGTCTGAGACGCGGGATTCTTATTCAGGTTTGCAGTCTGGAGAGATTGGTACTGCTGGTTATCGTATGTAACCACCGCACCGATGTCATACGTGATACCAGAGTTCCACTCAACAGAGTATAAAAGGGTCCAGAATCCGCTTGTGGTTACAGGGTTGTTGTTCTGGTTGCCGTTAATCAATGAGCGGTAATAAACGCCATCAGAGCCTAAAACCACATCTATAGCGTTGTAGATCTTAGTAGCTACCCATTGATCACCGAAGTCAGTAGCCGTCTCACCTACCGGGTCCCGGACCAATATCTGCACATCTGAGTTGCTTACCAGGACCGCCTTAGCAGTACCATCAAAGAAGATGTTAGGCTGACGACCGGCCGCAGTAAGGATCACCGGGTTGGTGTTAGGAATAGATTGGTTGATGTCGGCAAACGTAGCCTTGGGAGTAGTCGTGCCACTCTCATAGAAGTAGATCTTGCCGTTGACTAAGGGATCGCCAGCGTCATCAAAGTATTGTGTATCTAAATCGCCAAATCGAGCCATTATTCATTATCTCCAATAAATCCGTCCTCGAACAAATAGTCCGCGAGGCCAACGGTTAATATGCGGGTTCTAATGTCCGCAGGGATAGTCTCTGTCCAAGCCTTAAACTCTGGGGTGCTCATAATTGAATCCTCCAGCCTGTCTATTGGCTTTCCTTCAGCCTGCCTTACAATCATCCTCTTCAAATTCGGATTGCCAAGCATGTCTGCCGCCGCCTTTGGAACCTCTTTTGCAGTAGGAGACAAAACAGAACCTAGTGCGTTTGTTGCTCTTCCGCCTATTAGAGTTGGCACTATCCTTTGAACTAATCCGCCGTCTGAGTTATATCTTTCTAGGGCGTTAATGGCTCCGGTCCTGGGAGTCTTAGCGGCGTTAGCATAACCTTGCAAAACCACCGACAGGTTATCCAAAAACCTCTCTGCATTGTTTGGAAGATATTGCATTAGCTCTTTTCTAGCCACTGCGTTTCTGCTTATGTTTCTCCATAGAGCTGCAAATCCGGCAGGATTAATCGCCTCTGCTGTTCTTGCTCCAGATAAGAAAACATTATTCATAGCAGATGATACTGCTTGCTGGCGCATGTTTGCAGGGATTGCTTGTATCGTCTGCCTAAACGCTTCGGTCTTACCTTGGCCTAGCTGAGTTATTGCAGATGCTAATTTAGGAACCACGCTTCTTTCTAGGTCCCTTCCCATCACCTTAGTGACTACATCTTCGTAGGCCTTCCTCTCAGCAACCAAGCCTTTAGCAGTAGTCCACAGGTCGGCAATTTCATCTCCTGCCACCCTACCGATAACGTCATCTTGAGCTCGA